AATACCACATACTCAGATTAGTAGCAAGGATGAAGATCTTATCATTGATATTATGAATGCATGGAAAGTTGATCTTATTGTCCTTGCAGGATGGATGAGAATAGTAACTCCTAAATTAATTAATGCATTTCCAAATAAGATTATAAATCTTCATCCATCATTACTTCCCAAGTATAAGGGGTTACATGCTATCGAACAAGCACTAGATAGTGGTGATATGATGACTGGTGTTAGTGTTCATTATGTTAATGAGGAATTGGATGGCGGTGAGGTAATCTTACAATCTGAAGTTCCTATTCTTCCTGATGATGATTTGGAGTCATTAACCAAAGCAGTTCAAAGACGAGAGTATTATCTTCTACCAAAGGCAATAGAATATGTTAAGCACCAATCAGAGATTAAAGTTGACTAATATTTGTTGTCGGATTAAACTTGGTAGAGATGTAAGTTTAATGGAAAGAATCTGGGTATATAAAATAACCAGAGCCAATAAACATGCAGCAGGTATAGCAGAGAGGTTGCAATAAGAATGTCTGAGGAAGAAAAGATCGAAGACAGACTTAAAGAAAAACAAAAAAGGAAAGCCTTTAAAGAAGAATGTGCTGCTCTTCGATATGATACCAGGATAAATGGTGTGCGGTTTTGGGATGTAAAAGGCACTGGAAGGATAGTTAAAGGAAAGAAAATCTATAAAGAAAAAATTTAATACTTTCTTTATAAACTGCTTGACTAAATAATCCACTATGTGTTATGATACACATATCGTTCATCCTATGTTCTTATTACCACTACTATTTTCAGTTGTTGAACCAGATTATACTTTACTTAATTGTGATCAGTATGATTGGTTACGAGGTACTATTGGGAGATCCTCCCTATTAACCAGATCTGAAAAGATAGATTTGACTTTCCTTTTTATTGAGAGTACCGATCCGCAGTGTTTTGAGGAATGATAGGACGCAAGTAAGCCGACGAGGAACGGAGTCGTTCATCCTATGTTAGAATTATTTTTACTTATAAATCAACCAAATATTGCTATGTCCTGCCAGCAATGGAAGGAAACTGTTGAGGTTGTAGAAGAAAGTGAGATGTTATCTGATCGTGATAAGGATACTATCATAAAAGATATGAGAATTCCCTCACGTTGCATTAAAGCAACATCAGATGTATAGGACGCAACCGCCGACTGAAGGAACGGGGCCTAAAAAACCACCAACTTCAGGAGAAAACCAATGGCAAATTTCACATATCGTGGCCACAAGTACAACACCAATGACAGAGATGGATCTAAAGTAGCAAAGACTCTCACATATCGTGGGAATGCTTATGCTAGCATCCAACCTATCACTGGGTCTTGCAGGAAAGTTAAACTCCAAGAGACCTATAGAGGTGTAAAGCACGAAGAGACTAAAACTGTTTGTGCTTGATAAGATTAATCTTACTTGATCCAAAACCAGGGTGTTTACATCCTGGTTTTTTTGTATTATAATTAATGGAAAAGAAATGTTATGGACAAAGAAAAATTAAAACTCATTGTTAAAAATCTTAAGTCGTTAGTTGATTGTTTAGAGTCTGAAGTGCATTCAGATGTTGAAGCATATAAGTATGAAAACTATAAACAATCTATTCCACAAATAGGTGATTACGATGAAATCTTTGATGATGACGATGGATACCCAGATTAACTATGAAACCAGAAATTAAATTAGTAAGTGTTACTCCTGATGCGGAAAAGCACATGGGATATGTTGCTCGCGTTAGCAACCCCAAGAACCAGGACAATGATAAGTTCGCTGGTCTTCTTAAGTACTGTATCAAACACGGGCACTGGAGTGTCTTTGAGCAGGCATTTATGACCGTTGAGATCAATACTACTAGAGGACTTGCTGCACAGATCCTAAGGCACCGTTCCTTTACCTTCCAGGAGTTCTCTCAGAGGTATGCGGATAGCACTTTATTGTCTGAGCATATTCCTGTTCCTGAACTTCGCAGACAGGACAATAAGAATCGTCAGAATAGTATTGATGATGTTGATCCTTATATTAGGCAGAAGTATGAGATTCTAATGCAGAGTCATTTTGAAAGATCAGTTGAACTGTATAAGGATATGCTTGATAGTGGTATTGCAAAGGAGTGTGCGCGGTTTGTGCTTCCTCTTGCTACACCTACAAGACTTTATATGACAGGATCAGTAAGGTCATGGATTCATTATATTGATTTGCGATCTGCACATGGGACACAGAAAGAGCATATGGATGTAGCAGAAGAAATTCGTTGTATTTTTATCTGTCAGTTTCCTAAAGTTGCTGAAGCACTTGGATGGAAACTTAATGATAGGTGTCCTGGTTGTGAAGATGCCCCTTCTATTCTTATTGAATAGACTAAATATTTTTAACCATTATTATAGATAAAATGCCCACATATCCTTTGAAGAATTTGAAAACTGGTGAAACACAAGAACTCATTATGCCTATGACGGAATATGATGATTGGAGAAAAGAGAACCCTGACTGGGACAAAGATTGGTCTAAGGGTTGTGCAGGAGTTGGTGAGGTTGGTGATTGGCAAAATAAATTAATTTCTAGAAACCCTGGATGGAATGATGTTTTAAAGAAAGCATCAAAAGCACCTGGTTCTAAAGTAAAAACTCTTTAAGTATGCCTAGAAAAAAGAAAACAGAACAACCAGTAGGTGCCGGAATGACGGCAAAACAAATGAAAAGAAAGAAACCAATTAATACTGATATGATGAGAGAGATTGAACCTCTCACTGATAATCAAAAACTTTTATTTGAATCATACAGTAAAAATCAAAATATTGTTGCATACGGTGCCGCTGGTACTGGTAAAACATTTATCACACTCTACAACGCATTAAGAGATGTCCTGGATCCAAGCACACCTTACGAAAAAATTTATATTGTTAGGTCTCTTGTTGCTACCAGGGAAATTGGCTTTCTTCCTGGTGATCATGAAGATAAGTCCTCACTTTATCAACTTCCATATGTAAGTATGGTAAAGTATATGTTTGAGATGCCTTCAGATTCTGAATTCCAGATGCTCTATGGTAACCTCAAAGCACAGGATACTATTGACTTCTGGAGTACATCATTTATTCGTGGTACTACACTAGACAAAGCAATTGTTATCGTTGATGAATTTCAAAACTTGAATTTTCACGAACTTGATAGTATAATGACAAGAGTTGGATCTAATTCTAAGATTATTTTCTGTGGTGATGCTACTCAAACTGATCTCACTAGAGATAATGAGAGGAATGGAATCGTTGACTTCATGAAGATCTTAAGAATTATGCCATCTGTTGATACTATTGAATTTCAGATTGCTGATATTGTCCGCTCTGGTATTTGTAAGGAGTATCTACTTGCTAAAATGGAACTTAATTTATGACCTTTACACATTGTAATTTTCTAGGTGAACTTGAACTTGAAAAAAAAGAGACTCCAGGTTGTAGACTTTATCAACTCCCAAATGGCAATTGGGTTCCTTCTATCACTTCAGTTACTAGTTTCTATAACAGAGAGGTATTTGTTAATTGGAGAAAGAGGGTTGGGATTGAGGAGGCGAACCGCATTACGAAGAAAGCAACCTCGCGTGGTACAGATTTCCATGAAGCGGTCCAGGAATATCTAGAGAATAAAGAAGTTGATTGGGATAACTACCAACCACTTACTCAGTTTATGTTTCATCATTTGAAACCAGAACTTGATAAGATAAATAATATACACGCTATAGAAAGAACTCTTTATTCAGAGTACCTTGGTCTTGCTGGAAGAGTTGATTGTATCGCTGAATATGACGGTGAGTTAGCAGTAATAGACTTTAAAACCTCTACAAAAATCAAACCTGAAAAATGGGTTGAGAACTACTTTGTTCAAGAAATGTTTTATGCTTCGGCATACTATGAATTAACAGAGATTCCTGTTAAGAAACTTATTACCTTAATGGTAACACCAGAAGGTGAGGTTAAGGTATTTGACAAAAGGAACAAAGAGGACTATATTAAGTTATTGGTACGTTATATTAAAAAATTTGTATCTAACAATCTTGGGTCAGAAAATGGAGAATGAATTAGAAAAAGTATTAGAGAAGAAATTTTATTGTCCTTCTAGATTTACTCAAGAGATAGAGAATGTTGTTTCCAATAATAGAAGTATGTCTTACATAGATGCTGTTGTTCATTTTTGTGATGAGAATAGCATTGATGTTGAATCAGTATCTAAATTGATATCAAAACCTCTTAAAGAGAAAATCAAATACGAAGCACAGGAACTTAATTTTCTAAAGAGAAGTTCAAGAGCAAAATTGCCAATTTAAAACTATGCCTACAGATCTTTGGGATGATATGGCTCGTCTTAATGCACTATATGAAGAACTCATGTGGGATAATAATGATGAACTTGAATTTATTATAGAAAATAACAGGATAGTTATTTACAATAAGACACAAGAAAATGAATAGTGGAGAGAATAATGCCTACTAAATCTGAATTAATGCACTATCGCCTTCAAGCAATAATAAGAGAGGATGATGGTTTAGATATTGAGTATCTTGGTGATCGTGTAAGTTATAA